CGTAGAGTTTTATCTGGAACTGAAAGAGATCTTAATGTTCAGACAAAACAATCGGGAAGCGGCAAACGTGGTGGTGCAGGTAGAAGATCTTTAATTACTGGTTCTACTGGTGGAATCGGATACTATAGTAGGTTCTTATGATAGAAAATTCAAAAAAGTATTTAGATAGATATGAGAAAGCTAAAGCACATAGGCAGAACTTTGTTGATCTTTTTGAAGAATGTTATGAGTATGCTTTACCGCAGCGTGAGTCTTTTTATTACGAAACAGCAGGTCAACGTAGAGATGATAAGATCTTTGATGAGACAGCGGTGGTTGGCGTTCAAGAGTTTGCTTCGAGGCTTCAATCGGGATTAGTTCCGAACTTTGCACGTTGGGCAGACTTTACAGCAGGATCAGAAGTTCCAGAATCTGAGAGAGATTTTATTGAGAATGATCTTGATGAAGTAACAGAATATGTATTTGAGATACTACAGAACTCTAACTTTTCTCAAGAAGTACATGAAGCTTTTATGGATCTAGCAGTAGGTACTGGTGTGCTTTGCGTAGATGAAGGCGATGCAATTAATCCTATAGTGTTCTCAGCAATACCATTGCCTCACGTTGTTTTAGATACTGGCCCTGATGATAAGATAGATCATGTGTTTAGAGAAAGAAAAAACATTAGAAACTCTGATCTTCCTATACTTTATGAAGATGCAAAGTTTGACATGAAGATACAGAATAGAATTGAAAGAGATCCAGAGGGTAAGTGCAATACTCTTGAGATAGTATGCAAAGATTATACAAAACGTAATGAAGAAGCTTACTTATATTATGTAATAGATATGTCTACAAAAGAAGCGATAGTAGAAAGAAAGTTTTCTGGTGTTGGTTCTAATCCATATGTTTGCTTTAGATGGTCTAAATGTGCAGGAGAAGTGTATGGTCGAGGGCCATTAATCAATGCTTTGTCTGCCATTAAGACCACAAACTTAACTATTCAACTTATCTTGGAAAATGCTCAGATGGCTATATCTGGCATTTATCAGATGGACGATGATGGTATTATTAACCCAGATACTATTAATTTAGTCCCAGGCACTATAATACCAAAGTCTCCGCAGTCTAGCGGATTGCAACCTATACAGGCAGCAGGAAGATTTGATGTTGCAGATATAGTTTTAGGTGATATGCGCCTAAATATAAAACGCGCACTATACAATGATATGCTAGGAAATCCAGATAGAACTCCTGCATCTGCTACAGAAGTAGCTGAACGTATGGCAGATTTGTCACGCAGGATAGGATCAGCATTTGGTAGACTGCAAGCTGAATTAGTGCAACCTGTATTGAAGAGAGTAATCTATATTCTTAAGAAACAGGGGCGTATAGAAATGCCAACAGTCAATGGTCGAGAGGTTAAAATACGCTCAGTTTCTCCATTGGCTCAAGCACAATCTAATCAAGATATAACCTCAGTATCTAGGTTTCTTGAACTGGTTAATGCTTACTTTGGCCCTGAGACTACGAACATATTAATTAACTCTGAAGAGACAGCCATTCACCTTGCGAAAAAATTTGGTGTACCTGACACCTTGATTCGTGACGCAGAAGAGCGTAGACAGATAGTTGCAATGATGCAGCAAATGCAAATGCAACAACAGCAACAACAAGCAGCAGGTCCACAGATTGCGGCAGAATAGTCATATTTGTCTAGACGGAATAGCAAGAAATAAATCAGAAGAAGATAAGATTAGTCTTAACTTTGGGTCTTTATTTTCCCAACCTACTGGTAAAGAAATTATTAAATATTTGCGTAGTGTAACTATAGAAATGGTTAGCGGTCCTAATATTTCTACAGATGAGTTAAGGCATTTGGAAGGTCAGCGTTATCTTGTTGGCTTAATAGAGCGTCATATTCAGAGATCACATAAGGTAAAAAACAATGAATGAAGAAGTTCAAGAAACAGAAGCAACAACAGAGTCACAACCTCAAGAAGAAAAAGATTTTTTAGTTGCTGAAGATTTGGAAACCAAAACGGAAGGACGTCCTGAGTGGTTGCCAGAAAAATATAAAACAGGCGAAGACTTAGCAAAGGCTTATAAAGAATTAGAGTCTAAGCTTGGAACTAAAGATGTTGATATTAGAAATGAGCTTTTAAAAGAAATAGAAGAAGAAAGCTTTAAGGGTAGACCAAGTTCTGCTGACGAGTATCAGTTACCAGACTTTGTAGACACAGATAGTATTGACACAAATGATGATACATTAAGATGGTGGGCTGACCACGCATTTTCTAATGGTCTTGACCAAGAAGAATTTGCTGAAGGATTAGAAAAAGTAATGCAAGCTCAAGATGCTTACCTTCCAAATCCAGAAGAAGAAGTTAAAAAACTTGGTGATAATGCTAATGTAAGACTAGAAGCTGTTGATTTATTTGCTAGGCAATTCTTTCCAGAAGAGCATATAGAGTCTATAGAAGATTTGGCTGCTACTGCTGATGGGGTTAAGACATTAGAATTTATTATGGCTAAACTTCAATCTCCTGCAATTGGATCTGATGGTACGCCAGTAGGTAGAATTACAGAACAATCTCTTAAAGATCTTATGGCTGATGAAAGATATTGGCATCCTGCACGTAGAAATCCAGACTTTATAAAGCAGGTTGATGAGGGTTTTGAGAAACTTCATGGTTAATAAATTTAATTTGTGCGTTGCATTTTGAATAAAACTGTTGTTTGAATGGGTTATTACGACCCATATCGCATTGATTGGCCCTTATTGGATACCCGAATTGATATGTAAGAGTGGATACTCGTAGCAATCGGAAACTCAATTTAGGACTGTAAAATGGCTAATACAATAACTAACGCCTTTATAAAGCAGTTTGAAACTGAAGTTCACATGGCGTATCAGCGTATGGGTTCCAAGCTACGGAATACTATTCGTTCTACAAATGTGTCAGGTTCAACTGCACGATTCCAGAAAATAGGCACTGGATCAGCGTCAACAAAATCTCGTAATGGTAATGTAACTCCAATGGAACTTGCACATACCAATGTTGAAGTATCAATGAGCGACTTCTATGCTGCTGAATACATTGACAAACTTGATGAGTTGAAAACAAACATCAATGAACGTCAGGCTGTAACACAATCTTCTGCTGCTGCATTAGGTCGTAAGACTGATGAAATCATTGTTGCTGCAATGGATGCAGGAGCTAACTCTACTCAGATACATGACACTGGTTCTGCTTTAGGTAAGGCAGATCTATTAACAGTATTTGAGACTTTTGGTGCTGCTGACATTCCCGAAGATGGACAGCGTTACTTAGTAATGTCTCCAAAAGGATTTGCAGATCTTTACAACATAAATGAATTTGCTTCATCTGATTTTGTTGGTGATCAAAACCTACCATTCGCAGGTGGCATTACAATGAAAGAGTTCTTAGGCTTTAAGATCTTTTCTACAAATGCTGTCTCAGGTGGTAAGAACTTTGCTTATCATACAACTGCAATTGGCATTGGTGTTAATTCAGATGTTTCAACTGAAATCAATTATGTTGCTGAAAAGGTCGCGCACCTTTCAACATCAATGATGTCAATGGGCGCAGTAGCTATCGATGATAACGGTATCTACGAAGTCCTAGACAATAACTAAGGAGGAGATCTAAAATGGCTTATAGTGCAAGTGGTCTTGCTCGTATCGGTGGCGACTCAAATGGTAGTTTGTGGATGTACACATCTGCTGATGCGATTGCTACTGTGAACACAGAGGGTTACTTTAACAGCGCAGCTAATATGGTTGCTGTTCGTGACTTGATTATTGTTTGCGATACAAACGTTCCAACAACTAACTTCTGTACTGTTCTTTCCAATACTGGAACAGTTGTAGATGTATCTAATGGTACTGCTGTTGCGGAAACTGATAGTGACTAATGAGTGGGGGCATTAGCCCCCCTCTTTTTATAGGGGTTTAGAATGGCATTAAGTACACCTGCTAATAGCGCAATTGATATTTGCAGTCGGGCGCTTATCCTTGTTGGTGCAGAGCCTATTACTTCTTTTGAAGATGATACAACAGAAGCCCTAATCGCAGGGAATATGTATGAAGATATTGCAAGAACTAATCTTACTTCTACACGTTGGCGGTTTGCTTCAAATCAGGCTGTTTTAAATAGATTAACAGATGTTCCTACTGGTAGATTTGATGCTGCATATCAGCTTCCAGATTATCTTTTTGTTCATGCTGTAACAGTAAGAGATCATCTAATAGAATATAATATATATGGTAATAAAGTTTTTTGTGATGCGAGTCCAAATGATGAGTTGGTTATAGACTTTACATATAGAGCTAGTGAAGTTGATTGGCCTTCTTACTTTTCTGTTTGTGTTGAATATGCAATGGCAACTGTATTTTCTACTGCTTTAATAAGAGACACTGCGTTATCATCTTTAATGTCTGGTCAGTATGACTTTCTAATAGCAAAAGCTAGATCAACTGATTCTCAACAACAGACAACTAGAAAAGTTACAACATCGAGGTTTATCACGAATAGGCGCAGCTAATGCAAAAAGCACGAATACCAATTACAAATTTTCAATATGGTGAAATAAGTCCGTCTTTGGTTTCGAGAACGGACTCTGCTATTTATAACTCTTCAGCGCAAAGCGTTAAGAATTTTTTTATAAGAACAGAAGGTGGTGTAGCTAAACGTGGTGGGTTTCAAGCTCTGCATGACTTTACTGGTATTACAGAGAACACTGCTATACGTCAGCAAATAAGGCTTATACCTTTTATATTCTCAGATGATGAGCAATATGTAATAGCGTTCTCCCATCAGAAGTGTGAAATCTTTTTTATACATCCAGTGACAGGTGCATTGAGTCTAGCAACAACATTAACTCAAGATGTAGATAGTAATGCTTTGCAATGGGATCATGCTTACCTACATGAAATGACATATGCCCAAGGTGGCGATATTCTTTTTCTCAGCCACAATACTTTTATGTGTCAACAAATAGTAAGAACTGGACTTAATAGTTTCCAAGTAGAGCAGTTTAATTTTGTTTTACAGGCAGGAGGAGCTAAGATCTTTCAGCCTTACTATCACTTTCACCCAACAGGAATGACTCTTGATCCGTCTGCAAGTACTGGTAACTCTATTACTGTAACAACTAGTGCTGCATACTTTGATACTACAGGTAAACATGTTGGTATAACATTGTTGTATCATGGGTCAGAAATATACATAACTTCTGTTCAATCTAGTACACAAGCAACTGGTAGAGTTGTTGATGAGCTTTTTGTCGAGTTAGATCCTAATGCTGTTAGAACTACTGATGGATCTACCAATCTAGAAATAACACAGATTAATCATGGCATGTCTACTGGTGATTCTATTACCATACGAAATGCAACATCTGTTGGTGGTGTAAGCGCAGGTAATGTAAATGGAGCTAGATCAATAACATCTATAATTGATGAGAATAGATATATTGTTGTAGGTGGTGGTTCAGCTAATACATCTGAAGATGGTGGTGGATTTATACAGATTGTTACTCATGCACCTACTACTGAATGGATGGAACAGTCATATTCTCAACTAAGAGGTTATCCTGCTGCTGTTGGTTTCCATGAAAACAGATTATGGTTTGGCGGTACGTTATCTCAACCTGATACAGTTTGGGCTAGTAAGTCAGGATTGTTTTATAACTTTGATATTGGTACTGCTCAAGATGATGATGGTTTAGAACTTGTTATGAGTATTGGTGAAGTGGCTACTATACGTCACTTTGTTTCTAATAGGGATATACATATCTTTACCGCAGGTTCGGAGTTCTTTATTCCTACATTTGAGAACCAACCTATTACTCCTTCTAATGCTAGGGTTAAAAGACAAACATCTTTTGGTTCTAGCTTTGTAAGGCCGCAACCTTTTTATGGTGCTACTATCTTTAGTCAGATTGGTGGCAAGATGATACGTCAATTTGTGTTTGATGATAGTCAGCAAGCTTACAAAGCCGATCCTATTTCATTGCTTTCTTCTCATTTAATAAGCGATCCTGTTCAAATGTGCGTAATAAGTGGCGCAGTAAACACAGCTGAGTCATTTGTGTTTGCTCAAAACTTTACAGGAGAGATTGCTGTTTATAATCTAAATAGAGTTGAGGGTGTTGCAGGTTGGACAAGGTTTGAGACGAACGGTTCTTTTCATTCTGTTACTGCTATTGGTAATAGGGTTTTTGCTGTCATTAAGACGAATCTTGGATCAGGTACAAATAGTTTTGTATTTACTGAGCTAAATCAGAATGTAAGTTTAGATCTTGGAAACACATATACTGGAACAGCAGGAGTGTTTACTGTATCAAACTTTTTTGAGAATGGCGCACAGGTCGATGTAATCAGTGCTACGGACTACTTAGGTAAGTTTACTGTGTCTGGTGGTCAGATTAATGTTTCGGCTGTAGACGCTTCTCTTACAAGCTGTCAGGTAGGTTTTGGTTTTGATGTAGAGTTAAAGACCAATCCTATAGATGTTAATACTGCAATCGGTCCAGAAACAGGACAGCCTAGAAGTTTAAGTAGAGTTATACTTGATATGTCTGAGACATTATCTGTATCAGTAAACAACAAGAAACTAATTATAAGAAAAGTAAACAATGACTTCAGCAAACCAAGACAGGCAGTCACAGGTAAACGAGAGTTTTATTTACTTGGGTACAATAAAGACCCACAGGTGACAGTTACACAAACCGCACCTATGTTTATTCAAGTTAATGGTTTAGTTGCAGAGGTATCTTTCTAATGGGTTTAAATGTATTTTTAGCAGGTTTAAGTTTGCTTGGCACAAAGAAGTCTTATGATGCTACAAGAGCAGAGGCAAAGCGTAGGGCTGAGATAGGTGTCTTTGAAGCAAGGCAACATGTTAATGATTTGTTTCTTACTAAGGCTCAAGCAATAGATGAATCTAATAGACGTATTAGAGATATGCAAATTGCTGAATCTCAGAACATTGCTTTCTTTAGTGCATTGGGGAGAGAAGATAGATCTGTTGGTGCGCTTCTTAAAGAGAATAGAAGAATTGCATCTGAGGATTTAGAAGGCATAGAGAGATCTGCTGAACTTCAAACGGCTAAGTTAGCTACGGCTGCTGCTGTTGCTTACAAGTATGGGCAAGGCGCATCGGCAGGATTAAAAGCAGAAGCAACTGCAAATCTTATTACAGGCATTACAGATATTGCTCAGAACTTAGATCCAAAGTTTTTTAAAGGAACGG